GGAGACTTAAGAAGATTAAATAGATGACTCTATATCTATTTAAAAATATCAGGTCGATAGGTAAATTATGGCAGAAAATATAAGAATTAAAGAATTGAACCTAGATACGATTCCGCCGTTTACTAGCAAGTTTGAAGATCCAGACTACAAAGGAGGTGTAAAACTTGTTGTTATAGGAAAACCAGGGTGTTTTGCCCCAGGAACAGAAGTATTGATGTTTAATGGAGAAACTAAAAAGGTTGAGGAGGTTAAAATTGGTGATGTTTTAATGGGTGATGACAATACTCCAAGAACCGTTCAAGAACTCTACCATGATGAAGAGGAGATGTTCGAAATTAAACCTAATAAGGGGGATTCATATACTGTAAATTTAAAACATGACTTGGTACTGGAATGCACTGGCTATAATCAAGGGAGTAGGATTATTATTAGTGTTAATGATTATTTACAAAAATCAAAAACTTGGCAGAATCGTTGGAAACTTATTAGGTCATCTGGGATTAGTTGGGATAAAAAAGAAGTTCAAATTGACCCCTATTTTTTAGGATTATGGTTGGGAGACGGTACAAGTGCATCATTAAATATCGATACCGAAGTAATTGGTTTTTGCGAAGAATATGCGAACAAATTAAAAGCGAAATATAGATATTCAATTACGAATGAAAGCAAAAATAAAAACAAATTGCTATCCAGTTTTAAATCTCACGGTTTATTAAATAATAAACATATACCATTCGATTATAAAATCAACGATAGAGAAACCAGATTACAGATTTTAGCAGGATTAATAGATACAGATGGACATTTAAACTGTAATGGTAAAATGTTTGAAATTACACAGAAAAATAAAACATTAGCTGATGATATGGTATTCATAGCAAGGTCATTGGGTTTTGCAAGTACTGTAAAAGAAGTAGTCAAATATTGTATTTATAATGGTGAAAGAAAAGAAGGCACTTATTACAGAGTTAATATATATGGTTCAGGATTAAGTAAAATTCCTACCAAAGTTTTAAGAAAGCAATTCAAAGAAGAACCTGAAAAGAATAAGAATCATCTTGTAACTGGATTCAAGGTTATTCCTAAAGGAGTTGGAGAATACTATGGATTTTCTCTTGATAAAAATCGTTTGTTCCTCTTAAAATCCTGTGATATCGTTAAGAATACTGGTAAATCGACTCTTATCAAATCAATTATATATGCAAAAAAACATATATTTCCAGTTGGAATTGCAATGAACGGAACAGAAGATACAAATCACTTATATAAGTCATTCATGCCGTCTACATTTGTATACAACGAGTATAGAGAAGATAAAATTGAAGACCTAATCAAACGACAAAAAATAGCTATACAACATCTACATAATCCATGGGCTGTTCTTATAATCGATGATTGTACAGAAGACCCAACTATCTTTAATAAACCACTTCAAGTTGGACTGTACAAGAAAGGACGACATTGGAGTCTTATGTATATCCTTGCTTTACAGTATGCAATGGATATTCGTCCTAATATCAGAACGAGTATCGACGGTATATTTATTCTCAGAGAACCTCTCTTAAAAAATCGTAGGACACTATACGAAAACTATGCAAGTGTCATACCTGATTTTGAGATGTTCTGCACTCTCATGGACCAACTAACAGATAATTATATGTCAATGTATATCCACAACTTTACTACGAGTAATAACTGGCAAGATTGTGTGTTTTGGTATAAGGCGAAACCTCCTCCAGATGAATGGAAATTCGGTTGTTCTGAATATTGGGAGTTTCATAGATCACGATATAACGAAGAGTATTCCGAACCTGTCGATTAAATAAATTTAACTTGTAATACAAGTTAAATTCAAGAATACTCATTACACTAATAATTATCCTATTAAACTTATTAGAATGGAGGCAAACCAGGAATAATAATAAATAGAATTAAGAGCGGAAATAGAATTGCAAAATACAATATTAATAAAACAATAAGAGTAAGAATTGAAACTGTAAATAGTTTCGTTTTATTTTGTTTATTATAGTATATAATCAAACTGCAAATCAAAACAACTGAACATATCGTATTGACAAAATAAGTTACTGGTATCATTATTTACTATTAAAAATTAACTTGTAATAAATAAATGTTTACAATCGAAGATAAACTTAGTTATACGAGAATGCATTCTGAAGGAACAGAACTTACATACTGGAATGCAGGTGAAATTCAATATATGCCTGTCAGTTCAACTCTAAAATCAATCACAACTTCTGGCAAATCATTAACATATAACGGAACTGAATGGACAAGTTCATTTACAAACGATATAGGAGGATTACCTATTAATACAACAATCCCATTAAACGATGGACAAGTATTAACTTATAACGGAACATCATCTTCTTGGAATAATGAATATCCAAGGAATTTAAGAGGAACCCCAATTAGCACTACAATGCCGGTTGCAAATCAGATTTTATCTTTTGATGGAACCAGTTGGATGCCCACAAATAATACAGGAACACAAGGACCTGCAGGAACAGTTGCATTTGGTAATGTTATCGTTGTTGACCAGATAAAGGGAACAAATGCAGGAACTATAGATGGTAATGCAGTTCAAGATATTGAAACTGCAATAGCTAAAGTTGTTGCTTCTGGAAGAACAGGAGTTACTATATGGGTTATGCCCGGAACATATAATATAAGTGCTGGTATAGTAATACCAAATAATACTACTTTAAAAGGGGTCACATTACAGGGCTGTATAATACAAAGAACAGCTGTAGTTGCTAACACAACATTAATTACAATGGGTGCAAATTCCAGAGTAGAAGATTTTACTTTAAATTTAACTTCTGCTTCAAATGTAGAACTAAAAGGAGTTTATTTTCCAGGAACAACTTCAACAAGTGCAAAGATTAGAGTATGTCTAATTAATGTAACTTCAACTGTAGTAGCCTTAACTAATATCGTATCTGGTATTTTTAGTGATGGAACAACGACAAATCCTTCTGTTGTTCTTTCGACAAATGCAGTTCAAAGAACAACCACAAATGTTAAAAGTTCAACATCGGGAGGTGGAATAGTAAGAGGATGGTATTTTACAGGTCCATTACAATTTTCAATTCGTGATGCAGTTATTTTTGCAAGTGGAATAAATTCAATTGGTGTTGAAAGTATAAATACATCATCTTTCATTATCATTAAAACAGCAACCGTAGCAGGCGATCTATATGATATAAAACAACCAGCAGGTTTAACAGTTCAAAATTCTGGAATTCAACTAACAGCTACTGATTTAATAAATGCAAATTCAGATGATAATGGATTTTCAGTCAATATTGAATCTGCAAATTTTTCTTTTTCTATATTTGGAAATTTTGTAAATGCAACTCATTACTTATTTCCCGGAACACAAAATTATAATCAATTATTGGACACACCAGTCGGTGTTCCATTTCCTCAAAATGTAATCATCTTTGGAGGAATGTTATCTGCTGTTGTTCCAAGTACTATGAATGGTTCAGTAACAATATACTTATATAACTCAACAAGTTCGACATCATTATCAAATCCTACTGAATTTTCATCTATATCAATTAACAATGCTACCAGGGTTTCTATATTTAATAATAAATCATCGACATTCAAGAAACAAATTAATTATCTACATGTTAAATCAGTTTGTTCAGGTGGTGTAGGAAGTAGCATTGATGCATTATTCCTTATGTTATCTTTATACTAATTGAACTGATATCGAATTAAATTTTATTATTCTCATATATAATAAAATGCCTCAAACATATACTCTCTATAAAGCTGATAATCAAGCTAAAAAGTATAAAGTTTATGTTGTAAGTAAGACTGGAAATATTAAAAAAATCCAGTTTGGTGCAAAAGGAATGAGTGATTATACTTTGCATAAAGACCCACTTCGAAAGCAAAGGTATATAAATAGACATAGTGGCATGGGTGAGAATTGGAAAGATCCAACTACAGCTGGATTTTGGGCTTATTGGGCATTATGGAATCTTCCATCGTTAAAAGCAAGTGTTGATTTTACAAGGAAAAAATTCAAACTGAAACCCGAGAACTTTAGTTTATAATTACTTTCAGTCTAAATTATATCAATCTTATAAGATGTATATATATTCTAAGTTACTTGTGAAAAAATATAATTCAAATAATAAAGGATGAATTATATTTATGGTTCAATTTACATATTAGGGAAGAAGTTATACAATTACTTATCTTCAGTTCAAATTCCAATTATAAAATACGATAGTAATGAATCTATTGTAAAAAGAGTTGATATAGGATTACCATGGTATCTAAAGTATCGATACTTTTTCTCGGAGTGCAATGAGGTTATTCCTAATTTGTTTTTAGGTTCATCTTTCAATGCTTACAATAAGCATGAGTTAGAAAATAAAAAGATAAATGTTATACTGAACATAAGCAACGAAATTGATAACTTTTATGAAACTGATAACAGTTTAACTTATTACAAGTATTCTATTCGAGATAACAATCACGATGACATATCAAATATATTAAATGAAACATATAATGTAATTGAACATCATTTGTCTATTGGAGATAAAATATTGGTTCATTGTTATATGGGAGCTTCAAGGTCAGCTTCGGTTGTAATTAATTATATAATACATAAGTATAAAGTATCGTATGAACAGAGCTTAAATATTGTTAAAAATAAAAGACCAGTTATAAATTTAACTGAAAAATTTGAAAAAACAATTAAAAAAAATAGAAACATTGTTATAATAAATGAGTAATCAATCAATGGTTTTTAAACTAACCTCGAATAAAAAAGAAAGATTTGAATTATGTCCGAGTTCATTTGACCCTAAATATATAATAGATTGGTATGATATACAAAAAATACTAAATAATAACAAGCATTTTAAATTTAATCATGTCAAAAGCACTATATTGAGTCTTGGTCCCAAAAAAAGACCAACTCCTAGTCCTAAAAGAAGTCCTAGTCCTAGAAAAAGACCAACTCCCAGACGAAGTCCTAGTCCTAGAAAAAGTCCTAGAAGAAGTCCTAGTCCCAAAAGAAGACCAACTCCCAGACGAAGTCCTAGTCCTAGAAAAAGCCTTAAAACAACTCATAAAAGAAGTCCTAGTCCTAGAAAAAGCCTTAAAACAACTCCTAAAAGAAGTCCTAGTCCCAGAAGAAGCCTTAATCGTAAATACTCTTTATTATATCCTTATGGTTCTCCAAAGGGAACCCCACCTCCTGCATACTCTTTATTATATCCTTATGGTTCTCCAAAGGGAACCCCACCTCCTGTATACTCTTTCTTATATCCTCATGGTTCTTCAAAGGGAAAACAACCTCGTGCATCCCCTAGAATTCAAGGGTCCTTATATCAAGACTTACTTAGACATCATAAAAATGCAGTTGAAGTATAATGAATTTTATTCCAAATCTCTAAATGTTTCTCTTCTAGGAACATGAAAGATATGAAATAATCCTTCCATATGAGAAGGGGAATCAATCGTATTTTGATCCCATCTTATGTTTTTCCATTTGGGAAATGTCCTCCATATAAAATGAAACACCTGAGCTTCAGAACAGAATGTGGGTTGTGTATTAGCCAAAATACAATCAAAACTTATGAATGCCATTGAAAAATCATATGTCCATTCAAAATCAGTCCATACAATAAAAGAATTAAATGAATTGAAAAACAAGTTTAATATTTCTTACTTCCATAAATCATGCTATCCATACAAAAGTATATAGTATCTTCATCTTCATGTATACTTGATATTGGTCGTATTCTTCTGTTGCATTACACAAAAAACAATGTCCATAGCACAAATCTTCTATACCACATCTTTTCACCATAACCTTGTTTTCCTTCTCCAATTCTGATATAGTGTTTCAGTGTCTTTAGCATGAAACTGTTTCATATCTTCCCAATAAGATATCAGTTTAACTTCAATCTGTTGTTGTCTAAATATATTTGAACTCGAGATAAAGTTAATTCTGAATAGTTTCCATTAGGTTCCTTGTCGGTTAAAATATATACATGATATGATACATCCGTTTCATTACCAAACGATTTTTTGATTTCTTTTAGATTATGATCAAGAATTATACTTGCAGTTCTAAATTGACCGAAAACTAATAATGCGATCTTTTTCATTTGAACAAAAGTATTATCTTTTAAATTGTATAACAATTTAAAATTCTATATTGTAATCGTTGCATATTGTATTTCCTTATTATTTATATTTGGATAACACTTTTTTAAAAATTGAGCTAATATTCGACCTGTAATTTTAGCTCCTCTATTAGATGTAAACCATTTTCGTGGTTCATAAGTATCGTAATTATCGATGATAGTTGATAGAGAGTTTATGATGTTGTTTTCATCAGTAAAGAACTCGCCTGTAACCCCGCTTATTACATTATGCCATCCTCCAAGTATATTGGAGTTAACCAAAACAGGCATATTATAGCATATTGCCTCCGCTATTATTCTTGGAGATGCATCTATTATATTTGGAACGAAAAGAAACTTACATTTTTGCATTTCTTTTTGAAACTCGGGATAAGACAAAAACGGAAGAATTTTCACTATACCATTACATTTATCGGTAAATTCACAATTTGTTCTACCAACTAATACCCCTTTTAATTTAAACTTTCCGCACATGACTTCAAGACACTTTTTAGCAAGGTCCCAGTTTCTATTGATTGATTGCCATCCTGCTTCACATTTTTTATTATCTTCTAAACAGCAATATATAAAATCATATTCCTTTTCAGTTTGAATTTTATAACTTTCGTTATCAGTATCTTTTAAATCTGCTTCGGTTATCAATTCCATTGGTAGTTTAGAATTCAGTAGATTATCAGGAATTTTGTCAGGTCTAAAACAATGTAGCCATGCACTTACCATTTGAATATAATCGTGTTTTCGTTCAATGTGGAACTTGTCTTCATAGGGGTTATCAATAACCCCAGGAAAATTGAGGTAACTCGATATACCACAAAAATACAGACCTTTTGCTTTGTATTCTTCATATAGCTGTTCGTGTTTAACTTCACGAAAGGGAGCTGATATCAGTATGATATTTAGAAGATTATGATTCTCATCGTATAAATTCTTAAAGGGAAAAGTCACAACCGGAACACTTGAAAACAGTTCAGATTTCAGTTTTTTATAGGCATAGTACACTATGATGCTTATCAGTATTAGTATTAAAACTATACTAATTATCAAGATGATTTTGTTTTTGATTGACATTTATTATATGGAGATAAATTCTGTTCGAATTTAAATAGAAACAAATTTTAATTTAACTAATAAATTTCAACTGTATTGGAGTTGAAATTTGTCAAGATGCATTTGAAACTGAAAAGGAACCATTTATATATTTATGATGATCGTTGAGAATCAAACGATAAATTAATTTTAAACTATAGTAGAGTTTAAAATTACCATTAAAATTCAACCTTGTCAACAAAAGCAAGGTATTTGTAGGCTTGAAGTTGAGTTATAACATCTGCTAAATCATCCTTTTTCTTGTTTGAATTTAAACTGCTCATTGTATCACTATCTTTTCTATCATTGAGTATCTCTATTGTTTGAACTACACTCCATTTTTTGCGAGCGGATTTATCAATCGATTTATATTTAATTTTGCCATTTTTCAGTCTTGTTTCAAGCTTGTGGGCTCCTAAAATTTGAGTTTTGTAATAAGCTGGAAATTCAATTATTTGTTTAAATCTACCGTATCGAAAAGCAAAGTAGGACCAACAATGTTGAGCAATTTTAAGAGCCATTGTGTTATGTTTTTTACCAAAAGACATCTGCTTTTCAATTAGAATAGTTCCGCATTTATCGAAGTAAGAAGAATGTTCATCAAGCAAATCATTCATATTGTATAAAACTTCAGTGTCAAGGTAAGCTCCTTTTTTACAGTTTTTTGTTAAATCGTTGTTTTTAAACAAAACAGTTCTACCATTGGTCCATACCTGTTTTAATATAGTTTTAAATTCTTGAGTTGGTGTTCCGTTTACATTGTATCTGTTTTCTTTTGGTATATTTTGAATTGATAATAAGGTTTCATTATCAATTTCTTCAATGTAGAATGCAAAGTTATTTTTACCAATATCTATACTGCATATATATATGTTGTTATCTTCTTTTAATTCTTGCATCATTATTACCTGTCATTTTTAATTTATAAATAAGGTTATTTAAAGCAAATGATCGAAGTTGAATTGACAAACAGTTCACAAAAGCAGATAACAGGAGTTAGTATCAAAGTACAGGAATTGAAGTTTAATCAGTCAGCTACATTTAGAGTTGAACTGTTGAATGGGCGAAATCTAACTGATATTCAGTTTGTTGAGGTTATGGGTGAAAACTATAATCGATGGAATGGTGACGACGATTATATAGTTGATTTTATAGTGGGTCAGCTTGGTTATCTTAGGAAAGGTGAGAGAAAGGTATATAAGGATCCTGTATCTGAGGATGAGTATTTGGAAATGGAAGATGAGTTGAACCAATATAAAACCGATGTTGATGAATTACGATTGAGATATAATGATGAACTTTTGAAAGGGAAAACAGTGAAGAAGAATATGGATGAAATCGTGTCTCAAAATAACCTGCTAACTGAAAAGTTGGGTGTATTAACTTTTGAGAAAAACAGTTTGAAATCGCAGTTCGAAACTGTAAATTCTAAATATGAAGATATGCTTCGAACATCGGAAGATAAGAAACGACATTATGAATACCTTATTAATCGTATAGATGAACTTAATCGTATGCATGATGAATTGAAGGTTCAATTTGATGAGATAACTAGGGAAAATGGTGTATTGCAGAGTTGTGTAGTTGACTTGTCTGAAAAGAATAATGAATATGAAACGATTAAACATAATTATTCTGAACTGGAAATCAATTACAATAAAACAAAGGATGAAAATAAACGACTTGAAGTTTTAAAGGTTCAATTTCAAAACCGAGTAATTGAACTTCAAAATGAATTGGAAACCAATTATACTTTTATTGAAAATATGGAAAGTGAATTAGATACGAATAATAATACTAACACAAGTTTACAAAATCAGATTGACAATTATATTGCAAATGAAGGAAAGTTAAATAATATAATAGAAACGATGGAAAGGACAAAAACCAAAAATGTTGAAACCATATCAGAACTTAAATCATCTGTCTCTGAAATGAGAGTCAAAATATCGAAACAGATTGATTATATCGATGAATTAGAAAATGATGTTGAAAATAAAGATGAACAAATACTAAAATTAGAGGATGAAATCAAGGTGAAAACATCAGAAATCGAAAATAATAAATATGAATATGTATCGAGGTCGACTGATCATTCTATTTATGTATCGAGTTTGCAACAGGAGATATTAAGTTGTAAAATCAGTTTACAAGAAGAGAAAACTGATTTTCAGTCACAAGTTGACCAATATGAAACCTATATTGTGAATCAAGATGAGAAAATTTCTCATAAAGAACAACATATAGGTTTATTGGAGATGGAAAATAATGAATTGAATTATATCATATCCGGTTTGAAAGAGACAAATAGAGAACTGGAAATGGATAAATCTGAATTGGAATACAATTTAGAAACAATTCAAGATGAGAATACTGATTTGGATAGCAGAATAAGTTCTCTTGAAGAAGAGTTAGAGGAAAATAAAACAAATGATATTGTTGTTTCTTTGCAATATGAAATTGAAGAGAAAAAGTTATGTGTGAGTCAATTAATCGACGATCTAAATCGAGAGAGATTATCTTATGATGAATTAGTTGACGAAACAGAAGAGCATATACAAAATAGAGATAATCATATTGAAAATCAGTATGAAATGATATTTGAAATAGAAGGAATGATTCGAGAAAAAATGAAGAAGTTAAATGAATTAGAAATTGAACTCAATTCTAGTTTGTTATTAAATTCTGAGTTGAAATTAAAACTGGAATCTTCGAATTGTTTAAACAACGAATTAGCAAATGAAATAATGGACTTAGATAAAGAGATGAATACAATTTGTGACCAATACGATAATTTGTCAGAAGAGCATGAACGAGTTCAAAAAGAGATTGAAGAGCTAAAACAAAAAGTAGTTGAATTAGAATATGAAAATACAAGATTATCGAATGATTTAAATGAAACTGAAAATGAGTTTGAAATCATAGAAGAATCTTTACATGAATACAAAAGTAATCTATCTGTGTTGGAGTCTGAAAAAGTCCAGTTTGTTAAAGAGAACGATACCCTATCTATTCAGAATGTTATCTTAATCGAACGAACGAATAATCTAAGTTCTGAATTAGACTGTTTATCAACACAAAAGAGAAATTTAGAAATAGAATACGAACAATTACAAAAGGAAGTGGAAGAATTGGATAACGACAATGAATCTTTATTAAAAGTAAATAATGAATTTAATTCTGAATTGGAATTGGAAGACATTCGAATTAAATCTTTAACAAAAGAAAATATAGAACATACAGAAACCATAAAACAGGTTCATTTTGATATTGAAAACCTAAAACAAAAAGTTGAAACTTTAGAAAAAGAAAATGAAGAATTCGAGACTGATATTCAGTCTCTTGAAGAAAATAATGAATCTCTGTTTGATTCTAATAACGAATTTCATATAGAATTACAGGATGTTAATAAACGAATGAATTTATTACGATTTCAGTTGGATGAGCAGACTGAGACAATTCAGTCATTAAAAGAAACAAATAGAAGAATTACTATTGAGAATGAAACATTGGTTACTAAGTTAGATAAATTTAAAAAACAGATTGAAAATATGATTTAATTTATTATAATAAATAATGAGTTCACTCAATGAGATAGTAGATGATACTGCCAAATTCGAAGTGATTAAATTTAGAATAACACTGGTTATTTCAATGATAATCTGTGCTATTTGTTTGGTATTTGGAATTTACCTTGTTTTTAAAAAAGATAACTATGTTTCTATTCAAGGTGTTGTTGTATCTAAAACATGTAGTAAAACACCAAACCAAGTATGCACTTATGTGATTAGTTATAATGTGAACGGTTTTCAATATCAAAATAGTATCGAATTAAATCAACCTTATTCAGTTGGAAATCCGGTTCAAATTGAATATGATACAACTAACCCAAATAGCATTCAGAATCCAAGATTGAAATTGATATATATTGGTTTTATAGTTATTGGTTTTGGTTTGTTTTTTCTTGGTGTTGCATATATCAATTACTACTTCGCAACAAGGAGCAAGGTATATGCAGTTGCAAGTGGAGTTAGTGATGCATCCAATTTCTTAAGAAATACACTTTAAAATTAGCTTGTTTTTATTGAAATATCGTTTGTTCTTTCAATACCGGATACTTGTGGGTTAAACCAATGAGACGAGCATCTATAAACTCGACTAATGTATCAATATCACAAACAAACTTGATGTCAATCATGTAAGTATCTTTTATGTTATTGATTCCATTTTTAGCAGACTGAATATCCTTTACAATATTTAAACATATCATCATATCAGATTCTCTATCAGACCTTTCATATAGTGACAATAATTCAAATGCTTTTGATATTGTATCCTGTATGAAAGATAAACAGTTTGCTCTATTGTCTTGATTTATAAATGTTCTCGACAATGTAGTTGTTAGACTGTCTTGTTGAACATACATGTATCTTGTGTTTATTTTTTCTCCCTTTTGAATGCGACCGATAAATTTGAGTCTGCTTACAATCTCTTTATTAGAATCCATTCTTGATTTATTTATAGTATGCTGGTAATAATATAATTCTTTTATTTTTTTACACGAGTTAAAGAGCATATCAGTATGCATTTATTAATTATCAATTTAATTTACAATTACAATAATTGAAAATTTAATCTTTGTAGTAATAAATGGAAAATGATGATATAACCGATTTTTTACCTATATATCCAGATATAGAGCAGTCTGATTTTAGCTTGGATATATATAGGAAAAAGGAGTTTTATAATGAGAAGCTTGAACAAATTGAAGAAATTCCAAAGGTAGCAGGTCAACTACTTCGAAATCAAAAGATAATGGCTCGTTATATGTCTTCTCGAACCCCATATGACAATATACTTATCGTTAATGAGATGGGAACCGGTAAAACATGCCTTACAATAGGAATCATAGAACAAATCAAACGAGAAAACAATGGATTTAAAAAAGCTGTTATTTTAGCCAGAGGTGAAGGCATCATTAATAACTTCAAAAACGAAATTGTATTCAGATGCACTTCAGGTCAATATATACCTGAAAATTATGATAGTATTACAGATTTGGAAGGAACTCATCGTATGAATAAACTATTAGACCAATTCTATGAATTTAAAACCTTCGTTACTTTTGCAAAAATGGTTGAGAAAACAAAGAGAGATTTTATCCTGGAATCATACAATAATAGTATTATAGTTATTGATGAGGTTCATAACTTACGGTTACAGGATAAGGAAGAAGGTATAAATGTATATAGAAATATATGGAACTTTTTGCATATGATTAAGAACTGCAAAATCATACTTTTGTCAGGAACTCCAATGAAAGACAGTCCTGAAGAGATTACTTCTATCATGAACCTTATAATTCCTGCAGATCAGAATCTTCCGACTGGTCAGGAGTTCATTAATTCTTATATGAATATAGACCAAAATACAGGGACCATGAAACTAAAAAAGACCATGATACCAGAATTAAAAAAAGTATTTAAAGGAAAGATATCGTATCTTCTTGCTATGAAATCTCAAATACCAATGGAATACAAAGGAACTATCATCGAAAACCAACTAAAAGAGTTCAAAGTTGAACCTGATCAAATGAGTCCTTTTCAATCAGAAGCATATACCAAGGCATATGATTTAGATGTTAATTCGGATAAGAAAGGTATATATTCAAACTCAAGACAAGCTACATTATTTGTTTTTCCTGATGGAACCTACGGAGAACCTGGTTTTAATAAATATGTTAATATCAGAAAAGATCCAAAAACAAAGAAGTTATCTTTTGGATTGAAAGACAGTTTAAAAACAATATTTCGCGGAACAGAAGAAAATAAACTGGAAACACTATATCGTTTTAGTAGTAAATATGCAATCTCTATCGGTAACATATTAGAAGCTAGGAAAGAAAACAAAAGTGTTTTCGTATATTGTGAGTTCGTCCAAGGTAGCGGTGCTATTCTTTTTGCTTCCCTTCTTGAACAATTCGGTTATACACAAGCTACCGGTAGTGAAGGAAACAACCAATTTAGTCCTCGATATGCTATAATTACAAACACAACTGCTACCTTGAGCAAAATGAAGAAAATAATTACTCGATTCAATAAGGCTGATAATGCAACTGGTAAAGTAATTAATGTTATTATTGGTTCAAAAGTTATATCAGAAGGATTTTCTCTTTTTAATGTTCAAGTTGTCAATATATTAACTCCTCATTGGAATTACTCTGAGATTTCCCAAGCTATTGCTCGTGGTTATCGTCTTGGTTCTCATAATAATCTATCACAAATGGGAATCCAACCATCATTCAGTATATATCAACGAGTATCTATTCCAAACAATGAAACACCAAGTATTGACCTTGAAATGTACAAGATATCAGAAATCAAAGATATAAACATAAAACAAATTGAAAGAGTCATTAAAGAATCCGCCTTCGATTGCCCTTTAAATTACGAAAGAAATAGGATTAGAAATCCTAGTCTGAATGGCAAACGAGAATGCGATTACATGGATTGTGATTATAAATGTGATTTTGAACCTATAATCCTAACTGAAGATGAAATCGATACTTCTACTTATCAACTTTACTATTCTCAAACTGATGATATCATTCAACATATAAAAAATATTTACAGGATAAATTTCATGCTGTCTTTTGAATATTTAACAAATTTAGAAGAATTACAAATATGTACCGATTTTGAACTGTTAAGTAGTTTAAATTTTATGATTAATAATAATACTGAAATCATTAATAGATACGGTATCTCCTCCTACCTAAGAGAAAGTAACAATATCTACTTTCTTGTTGATAACTTAACTATAACAGGTGATGTATCCCTATCTTACTATACTAAATATCCTATTCTAAAACAGGACATAACACAAGAGGAAATCATGGAACCTATCTATATATCCCTTATTCCAACTGTAATTAATCGTATATTTGAGTCTAAAACCGACGATGACCTACCATACTACTTTAACAAATTATCAAACGAAATCAACGAAATGGTAATTGAAAACTCAATTGTAGCAGATATAAGAGATGTAGATAAAAACAGACCACAAAGGAAGATGATTTTAAAGTATTTTGAAAACTTTGTAAGGAGATTTGAAGACCAAGAAGGAAATCCGATATGGGTTTCGTGGTATCTTTTTGAAAAGGATAATATAATTCGATGTATGTTTGAATCTTCCATTGGAGAATGGTTTAATGGCGATGAAAGTATAAGAGACATTGTTTTACAATACAAACAAACAGTTCAAACACATTTGGATAATAACCAATATGGCTTTTACGGTCAAATCAACAGAGGCATGAACAAGTTCTGTATCCGTGATGTCAGAACTAAGGTTGATAAAAAACATAAACAGAAGTCAGGTCGTGTATGCAAAACCATAAAGAGGTTCGAACTAATTAACATTGCTTCCAGAATACTAAATATCGACGGAGACAATGACGGAATAAACAGAGAGACCAATAAAGCGAAACTATGGGAAAGAATACAATCAAACAGAGATTACCTATGGAAATCAATTAATAATCAAGAAATTGAACTAACACCAGAATCACCTATCGAAGAATTAAGAAGATTCATCTATTGGGGTAGTAAGAAGGTAGAAGAACTTTGTGGTGCAATTCAAAACTGGTTTGATAGAAATGGTTTACTTACAGAAGACCCTGGTTGTGGAAAACAAGGGAGAACAAAAATATAATTATCATTTATTATTTTTAATTAATAAATGAGCTTAAAATTAGAAAAAATGTGTGCTACTAAAATATATACAGACGAAAATGTACCTATTCCAACAAAAGCATCTAATGATAATGTTAGAGCTGGTTTTTATATTGAAAAACTATGGAAACAAAATAGTGATATTACCATATCGTTTGTCGGAGACCCTTCAAGGATATCACTATCAACAACTGATCAGACAGAAGACCCACTTCAAAATCAGATTCAAAATATGAACCGAAAAGATGCGATTAAAAAGATTATAATGGAAAGAATTCAACCTCTTGTGAATCTCAAATTTAGTTTTCTTCAAGATAACGATAAATCAGCCTTAGTTCGAATTGACTTTGACCCTAATCGAGGTTCTTGGTCTTTATTGGGAACTGATTGTATACAAAATAAGGATATTTCAACGATGAACTTTGCTTGGTTTGATGTTGGAACTGTATTACATGAATTTGGACATTTATTAGGAATGATACATGAACATCAAAATCCAAGAGGAGATAAAATACAATGGGATAAAAACAAGGTGTATAAATGGGCTGAAGACACACAAGGATGGGACAAATCACAGACTGATACTAATATTCTTAATGCATATAACATGGACCATATTAATGGTTCAGATTTTGACCCCTTATCTGTTATGTTGTATTTCTTCCCATCAAAATTAACAGTAAATAATAAAGGAACGAACCAGAACCTTAGATATTCAGGTATCGATGTCCTTTGGATTCATAAAACATATCCGAGAGTTGATGGACCATCTCCAGAGATATACTATCAATCAACATATAATCAATCTCTTCAATCCTCTATTTTAAAAAGTCAAGAGTTAGCAAAAGCAGGATCAGGATCAACTCAATCTTCAACTGGTTTATTTTTCAAATTTTTATTATTTGTAATTGTTTGCAGTTTGATTTATCTATTAGTTACCAAAGTATTTCTCAATAAGAAAAAAAGGAGATAACCTGAGATCGATAACGGTTTTAAAGAATCTTTCTATTAATGAAAATGATACAAAACCATGTCGATGAACTCAATAATATCAGAGCTGAAATTATCAGAAATAATATGAGAAATAAGATTCTTAGGAAAAGAGTAATTGAACTTGAAGCTCATATTTTAGCATACTTGAAAGAAAAGGAACAGACCGGGGTTAAATATAAAGGAAAAGCAATTATTGTAGAAACACAGGAGAAATTTAAACAGAATCGAAAGCATAAGGAAGAACTTGGAATTGACTATTTTAGACAATTGGGAGTTAACGATGCTGAAAAAGCATATCGAAAATTGCTTGAAGTTCAAAAAGGAGAATCAGTTGAAAAGCAAACCTTAAAAATTAAGAACTTGGATAAGAAGTAAAGAGCGAGAATTATGTAGACTTATTATTCATGATTGAATAACAAGTTAAAATTGGTTCATTCTGTTGTAGTGATTATTCGAACATAAATGTCTTCTATATAACAACTTATGATTCGTATAGAAATCACACAATTTACAGTTGAACTTGAACTTGATAAAAACAAGTGTTTCACCCTTTGGTTTCAAATTGTAATATTTAATAAGTTGTTTCTCTCTGTTAATATTATAGTGTTGTTGAAAACGAAGCATTTATACTATTTTATGCTAAAAGGAAATTGTAAACTCATTTTAACTAACATGTCATAAAAAGAACTTCCTTAATGACTTTATTATGATATAGTGAAATCAGACTGATATCAAGGTTTAAAATCTTATTTTTCTCTACACTCAAATTAGATTCGTCATGGTATCCTTTTAACAGTAACAGATTCATATAAGGTATAAATTCAGATTGTTCTGCACTATGGTAATCGTTAGCATACTGTAAAACATCAGATAATATAGTTTGTTTTGTTACATCCATCGATATTGTTTTTCCTGTTGAAAGTCGGATAAAGATTTGCATTATTTTTAAATTAGCAAGTTAACTTTATACTAATAAATGAGATATACTATTTTGATAATTAGTATTATTGTTATTTCGGTCATATTATTGATTGGGACAGTATGGTTAAATACTGTTTCATATAACTTTGGTCACAGTGATACAACAGGGAAGTTAAAAAACCAGGTGAAATCAGAGCTATACAATTCAACTATAAAGAAAGTTACGGAAGATACTGTAGTTCAAATGTATCAATTAGCAAGAGATTTTCATGATATATCAGAGAAAAATCAATTATTTTATTGGATAATAGGTGGAACTCTTATTGGGGCAATAAGACATCAAGGAATAATTCCTTGGGATGATGATATTGATATTGGTATAAGGGATAAAGATATCGATATTTTATTAAAATTGAAACCTCAGTTTGAAGCATTAGATTATGAGATTGTAGAATTTCCATTATTTGGATACAAAATATTCCCCAAGAATGGACAAGAGCATGAGGGTGATTTCTTTAAATTTCCTTGGATAGATATATTTGTCTATAAAGAAAGTTCTAAATCAGACGATGATGTAGGTGGAAATGAAGATAATAATTTTTTTATTCTGGCTTATCCAGAAGCAAGGAAACTATGGATTAAAGATTTTTTCACCATTGAGAGTATTAACAAGAGGCAATTATATAGCATTGGAAATATGAATTTATGGGGTCCGTCGAAGGCTATTCCATTTCTAAATAGAGTATACAAAGACTGGAACATTAAAGGTTATTATGCTGGATTACATGATTCTCCGTGTGAACCACAAATTTGGGAATTATCAGATGAAGATTTTGAACCTGCAAAACCGGCTTCTTTATCATTATCTAGAATTTAAGATTTTGAACTATATTCCAATTTTAAAAAAATCTATTATATACGATGTTTTGAGACTAAAAACTAAAGATTTATAATTCCAATTTAACTTTATACTAATAAATGAAACTCACTTTAGTTATCGGTTTAGCATTATCAATCATCACCATCATTATTATTATACTCATATTATCGATTATGAAACAAACTGAACCTTACAAATACAATAATGAATCACCAAAATTGATTCATCTTATATATATACCATGGGATAAAAACCAGAAACTTAAAGACGATTATTTAGACTTTGACAAGAAATCATATGAACAACTCAAACGAAATAACCCTGAATACAATATCAAATTATGGATATTGCCTGATATCCAAGAATTTGTTAGGGACTTTTATCCTGAATACTACGATATAATATTCAATCTACCACGACCTACAATGATAGTTGACTTCCTTAGACTGTTAGTTGTATATCATTATGGTGGTATATATTGGCAATACGGTAGTATATCCAATGCGAGTTCAATTAATATGTTTCAACCTTCTCCAAACAAGAAAGTTAAGTTATTTACAGAAGCAGTCTTATCACAAGAATATGCAGATAAAATGAAAGATGAACCTATAAGACAGGGTGAACCAGAAGAAATTACAAGAGTATGTAATCAAGTGTTTTCTGCAGTTCCAAAGCATCCTTATATATTTATCTTATTCACGACAGCAATCGAAAACTCAAAAAAATACCAAGTCAAGAAAGATTACGATATACTATATATCGGTGCAAATGCAATGATGAGTTCAGTTTACGATAAGATTGGAAAATTGAGAGATGATGTTGAACTCATTAATCATAAAACAACAAAAAAGATAATAGATATAAATTCAAAAGGAAGTTGGAGAACGGATAGTTAACAGTCTTATTTTTTTGAATCTTTAATCAATCTGATAAGTTCTTCTTTCTTTAACTTTGAATATCCTTTAAGACCCATTTCTCTTGCAAGATTTTTAAGTTGAACCACTGTAGATGGTTTAATAGTAGGAGATTGTTTTTTCGTTTTAATAATTAACTCAATTAAAAGTTTTTTGTTCAGCTTCAAATAACCCTTTATGTTCATATTTTTTGCGATGATCCTGAGTTCAGTTAACTTTAAAATATTCAAGTTTTGAGATTGCTTTACAGGTGTTTTGACTCTCGACATTTGAACACAACTCTCTCTCAATGGATTATAGTATTTAAACTCATCTTTAAAGCCAATCGATTTGAAAAAATTAGACATTCTTTCAGTATGAGCATCACCTGCATATACGATAATGTTATTACTTTCTGCTGGTTGAAATTCACCTTGTGATTTATGTTTTTTCAAATTGTGACACTTGAAAATTCTTGCTAAGAAGTATACATCGACTAATAATGAATTCAGTTTAAGAAATATAAAATCAAATCTTTTTATGTCATCTTCGTTGAAAGCAGTATTCTTTTCAATTGAACTAATTAGTTTTTTAATTGCATCAATAAATATAATATTGGGATTTTTGACTCTGAAATAAAGGTCATTACTTATAGTATCATATGAAGCCTTTTTTAACCATGTTTCTATTTCTGTCTTTTTATAGCTTGATTCAAGTTGCTTTTTTAATGATTTGTTTTTATAGAATATATCCAAGAGATTTATATCATTGTCTTTTATCAATATCTTGAGAGAGTTGAGTATAGAGGGACATTCAAAATTGACTCTTCTCAATACTTCCAATATTTCATCAGGAGTCCTGAAAAGTTGCAATCCAACTTGAAAAATGCTTCGAATTAAACTGAGAGCAATATCTTCAGTATAGATTTTTTTAGCATCAATGTCTATATCCCATGTTGAACGAATATCGATATTATGTAATCTGATTAATTCGCAGTTTGGAACCATTCTTGTTTCCGGCTGGATACAGTCTTTCATCTTGTTGTGAATCCTTGAAAACATATAAGTAGTATGGTCATGTTTCTTGGCATTTTTGTAGTATTTGTAAGAATCAGAAAAAGTGTGTCCGGTAAACATTCGACCTACTATATTCATAAAAATTAGCCTTGATGCTATACTGTTTTTGATTCTACTTTTTACCATTGGGAATTCCACATATACATCTATAAAGGATGGTGTTTCTCTCGATAGTCGATAGATATACTCATCGAATTCAATATATGTATTTGACTTGCATTGACCTGTTGTTTTCTTGTGGTATTCACCGAATAGATGTATAGTTTTCTCGGGTTTCCCTTTGATATTTAACTTGAACTTACGAATTCCAATAGGTCCCTCAATAAATTCAGCATTATATGGGTGTGATGGAAAATCAATTAATGATAGATTATTAATCAAACGATTTTGAACTTGATTTGATGTTGATTTTATAAAGTTCAATTTTTCAACTGAAAATTCCTTTAAATACATTGCATTATATGTTTCTTTAAATAGTTGCACCTTTTCAATTTCTCTCTCAGTCAGCATTTACAATAAGTAAATATAAATAAAGTTATTGTACCATCAGGTACTAATTTTAAATTGGATAACAATTTAAAATTATAGTTTGCAATCAATCCACGAAATTTAACTTAGGACTAAAGATATCTTTTAACTCATTCAATACCTTCTCTCGAGTCCTCATCCTAAACAAAAACTGATCTCGCACAAAATCAGCCTTAAATCCAACTATATTTTTAAAGGAAACATTACACATTTGGTCCAAAGGAATAACAAGGTTCTTAAGATAATACATATAATCCAACTTGATAATATCACCGTGTTTCTTGATATATTCAACATCTTCTAATTTATCATATAACTTACCTTTTTGATTATTTGGATAAGCAACGACATACTCCAATCTCGTCCCAGCTTGAACTATCATACCTCGATTTTTCATTCTTAAAGCAAGCTGAACTTGAGCAGGTAAAGAAGCAATGTAATAGTCTTCATCATTATCAACATTCTTTTTTCTCAATTGCTCTTCCTTCTCTTTCGGTTTCTTACTCAAAGGTGTTACCTTATAATCTCCAACCTGAATCTTAAGTGATTTCTTCCCTGTTTTCTCATTCTTGGTTTCCACCATAAAAGATTCCGGGTCTTCCGCAATCTCAGTTACATTACCAGAGTTTCCAACCGATTTAGTCACAATAAAATCTTCAATCGGTTTCGAGTGAGAAAGCAAACCATTTATCTCCTGAATAATATAGTATAAAATATCGTTACAATTTATACCATCTGCAATCTTCGATATTACAGTCTCATATACATCACGAACAAACTTTGAGTTATCTCTTCTTGCAAGCAATACTCCTTTCTTACCAATTTTATTATTAATATTTCCAAGAGCATCACAAGCTCGATACATATATCTCTTTTTTGTCAATATGAAAAAGAAGCTGTAAATCGCTTCCTCGAAATCAATTCGAACTGGAGGCGGAAATTGCATACTAATCTCGTCAGCTACTTTCAATGCATAAGCCCATGTCTCCTGAGCTGTTGTCAAATGAGGAAAACAAACATAGTTACTATCTGTATCTCCATACACCAACTTACCACCATGAATTTCCTGAATATCTTTTGATACCTTCTGAATGTTGGTTCGTCCCATGTATGTAATACACATAGCACCAGGCATCAAAGGTAGATATCCTCTCTTTACACCAAGAGCACCATACATACTATTAGCTGATACCTTCAAAGCAAGCTGTCTTTTATCAAGCACATTACATAAAGATGTGAGTACCTGAATGCTTCCAAACTCATTATCCTCTTTCATTTCACCATCCTTTATTGCCTTGATTTTATCATTGTATTTATTAATTTCTTTCCGTGTATTTTTTCTTGCATCTAACAAGTTCTGAATAATAGTTGGTAAAACACCTTTTGGTTCCTTCAGAAAACGATACTTTCGTTTCTCACACATAGGGTGCTTCGATATTGTCTTTTTTATATCAGACCGCTCTTTCTTGTAAGGCTTAAGTTCTTCCATCTTCAGCTTAATTTCATCCGCTATTTCTTGCCTTCTCAACTTATCAATTCTGCTATCTCTCATTGTACGAAGAGATTTAATGTCATCCTCCTTCTTTTTGATATAGTTGTTCAGAGTATTTACACGGATAACTTTCTCATCATGTTCACAACCAATATGGTCCTCCCATTCCATCACATTACACTTCCTGTTCGGAATACTATCATCCGTAACCCAAGTTGAGTAATCGATATTATATCCAATAATGATAGAAGGATACAGAGAGCAAAAATCAAGAGGAACTACCATATTATATGAGCCTGGAACAGGGTCAAAAACATAAGCACCAACATATCGTTCATTATCCTTTGATTCATACCCGTTGCTTTCGACAACAATGTTTTGACTCAAACAATATCTGTATATTTGAGAGAAGACCTTGATCTGTTGCCCTTGAGTATAAAGGGTAAATATAGGAACATTGCAGATACTCGCCATCTCTGTTAATCCGTACCATACTTGAAGTTTACCAATGAGAGATACGACAAGTGCACTATCTTTCACACAATACTTTCCAACGATACCCATTGCTTTCTGAGATTGTACAGGGTAACTTCCGTCAGCTTTCCTTTTCACACCAATCTTGTAACATTTGAAAATACCTTTGACAGATAAAGGATCTTTTGTTTGACCAATAAAGTATTCTGAAATTGTTTTCAGTTTATAATTATTGAATTTGTAATCTCGTTTGACAATAGGAAGTAAATCAATATACAAACGACCTTCTGCATCTAAAAACTCAAACTCCTGATTCTTGTAAGCTGAAGAAGACCAACTGATTTTCCGTTTCTTAGCCATATTGGTTTTATGAAATCCTTGCTTTGCAAAGATATCAGGGACCATACATGGGGAATTTGCTCGGTCAATCATATACGGTATATCGAAACCGAAGATATTATATCCACATATTATATTTGGATTTTCAGTTCGAATCAACTCAGTGAAAGAAGTCAACACATCGGCTTCTGTATTACAGTTTATGATATTCACATCGTCACCAACTATCGACTGATCAGGTTGTCCAAGCGAAATCAAATAGGAAGTGTAATTGCTTTCATTATAATCTCCTTCAGTTGTAAATACACATGAAATTTGGAATATCTTATCACCCAAGTTAACCGATTTAGGCATAGCATTATTGTTGCTTGAATAAACCTCAATATCAAAGCCCATAATCTTAGGCTTAGGAGCAACCGGATTTTCAAACGGACCGATACGATTTTGACTTACGATATATTCATTTTTACACAATGTAATTTTGTTTTCTTCCGTTTGTTTCTTCCCTGTAAATGTAACCCAACCAGCTGTTGATATATTTTTATTACATACAAATTGCAATATCGGATTAGCTTGGTCTTCATGAACTTTTAATATGAGACGACCAATACCAGATACCATTAAAGGTTTTCGAAGCAAGTAAACAAGTGACTTTATATGTTCCTTATTCGCAAAATAACAGAGTAAGAATGGAAACAACTTAGGTTGACCATTCTTATCAAAGTTAGCTCGATACAGTTTCTTTTTCAATACATACTGAGCATCAAGTGTTTCTTTCTGCCTCCCAAGAAGATCATCAATCTTCTTTCGAATAAGGCAAACCATGCCTTCAGTTACATCAGGAGGCAACTCAATATAACAATAAGGATAAAAATCATCTACACGAACACAGACATTTTCATTCCTTTCATTTAGTCCATAAACACGAATGCATGTGCATTCGGTTTCATCTTCATCAATAAACCAACTATACGGGAAAAATTTAGACTTTTGCATAACTCTATTTTAAAGTCCAATTTCATTTTTTAATTCATTTTAAAGAAGTAAAAAATGATTTCATTATATTAGGATATATGTATATCCTAGTCTTAACTCTTCTTCTGTAAAGTGATTATCATCTTGGTGGTCTTCGTGTTCTTTAACAATTACAGTTATTTTCCGTTTCATAAAACAACAGCAGTATAACTTTAACATATCAAAAATTCTCATTTATATTAATACTAAACTTTCTTATATTTCCAAATTGCAAATCAGTTTGATTTGTAATTAAATTAACTAAAGTAACTAAAGTAAAGTAAACTTCTTCAGTATAGAGGCTATATTGAATTCAAGGTTAAAATGTCTCTTCAATTCCATGAGTTATTATAGTCTGATATGTCTCCAATGCTGTAATTAATGTTCCTTTACTTTGAAACTCATTCATTCCTTTTGTATGGAGCAACTTAATAGTTAGCCCATATTCATCGCATACATAAGAACTATAACTTTCAACTTGTTCTACCCTTTGAATTTTTTTATTAAGAGGAAGATAATTAGACGGCTGATATGAATGAGTCGGTATCTTGTGATTTTCGGTAAGTTCTCTTGTCTGTAAAGAAATCCATTTTACACCTCGAAGCTTAAATGGAAAATGAACGGGATTTGCATCCATTGGAAGTATAACAGTAAGGTATCTGCATTTGTTATTAAGCATACAATAGAATTTGACCATATACAAGCTAAATTTAGATTGTATATCTCTGATTTTATATAAAGTTGGATGATTGAAATAGTCATCAAAGTAATCTAAAATAGCATCTGCTTCTACACCTTCGTCAATGATCGAACCATAATTTGCCATCAGTTTTTTATTATATTTGTTATTTATAAATGGATTCAAAACTATATAAGCTCGGATTCCTCGATAAAGAAATAATCACGAGGAGAGAACTTCAATTCCCTCTTGAAAATCAACTTGTTTGTAACAACTGCAAAACTGAAAGAGCGAAAACTGTGTGTAATAAATACACATTGTATCCAGCAATTAACAGACATGTTGATTATGGTGAATATAAATGTCCTACGACAATAAGATATATATTTTAAATATCATATTATTACTCTTTCTTACTTTCAGCCACTTTTGAAATTGCTTTTGCATACTTATCAGTAAGATATACAAAGCTATCTATCCATTTCCAAAGGACAACCTTATCATCATCATCTAATACACCAGACCTCCATAGTTTTTTAAAGTGACTGATTTTCTCCCTTTTATTACCATTTAACTCAAATAGGTTGTTTTCAAGGAAGAACTGCTCATCCCGATTCTTAATCATCGTCTTCAGCATTTTATTATCCTTATTTAACTGATAGTTAAAATTGTTCATTACATCTCTGATTGGAATCTGGTTTGATAAAAACAAACGAATTACAACTAAATCTCCTTCTGACGGAAACTGATTAATTAACTCGTCGAAAAAGCTAATAAGTTGGTTTTTAAAATCAATTAGTATATCTTCTGTAGTTGACATTATTTACTGTTTTTGAATTATCGCTTTAAATAAACTATTATATCTATTAAATTGCAATTCGTATTGAATTGCAGTTTAAAATACACTGCTATCTCCGTCTATCTCCGTCTATCTCCATGTATCTCCATGTATCTCCATCTATTTAATAGGGTCGAGCATCGTAAGGTCTTTCAACTTCATATTCCATTTCTTCTTCCAAATCTTCTTGATACTGTTCTATAAATTTATCCGATACATATTTATAACAAGCTGGACCGCATCTATATAACAACTCTCTAAAATCGCAATGATAACCATTCTCAACAAGATATTTCAAACATTCCAATGAATAACATGAGTGCAAATAAGTTACCTCATCCCACGGAAACCCATTTTCATGTAGAAATACCAATGCATCAAGATTGTCATTTTCACAAGCAATATAAGAAAATTTTGCATCTTTTTCCATTGTTTCATGTATCAGTTCGAAAAGATATTCTAAACAATCCATTTTTTTGTTCCTTATAGCAGACTTGAAACATTTCCTAAATGTCGACTCATCAGGATTTACCTTTTGAATACAATACTCAAGGCAGTTTTTGTTGCCAACAGAAGCTTCTACACAATGTTGACTTGATATAGGAAGACCATGTCGACCATAAAAATCAATCATGCATATATTCCCTTGTTGAGCAAACAACAAAGAAGCACCCTCCTTATTCCCATCACCAGTATAATGAACGATGTCGAAAATATCCCACCAATCTGAATTCATCTCGCTGTGTTGTCTTTTTAGATTCTCGTATGTGTCATTCTCTATTGCACTCATTACAAACTCGAGTAAACTATCACACGGAAACCTTACCATAAAAAATGCCGATATGTTGTACACAGCAATGAAGTCGTCTAAAGTCGAAATCATATTGTTCTCTCGAATAAACCTAGAAGGAATTGTAATTGTATCTTCTAAACTACCACAATCCAACAGGTTATCGAAAAATATCGAGTCTCTTTGCCAATAAGGAATATCAGAGATTCGAATAGTCATCATCATAGTCATATTTACTTCTGTATTTTCACTTGCCATATTCCTAATTTTTTTCAGGGATTATCTTAAAATTCAATTTATCGGTTCAATTCACCTTGTTATCTCATTCCAGAATTAAGTAATATAACTTATAGTTTGATTTCGAGAGGAATTCTTGGTTGTCTTTAAATAGCAATAAAAAAATAATTTATTTCGTATATATAAATGAATACTACTGCATTAATCGAATGGGCTGTAAAAAATGAGAATATGGCACTCGTTAGTGTTATACAGCAAGCTGTATCACTGTTACTATCACTACTGATTTTCATAAAGTCATATGATTTTCAAGCTTGCTTGAAAAGTGTTAGAGACCAAAGAGAAGTTAAACGAAGAGAAAAGGAAAAAGCTAAACTTCTTAAGTTCCAAGGAATGCTCGAACTTGCAAGGGCAAATCAGTCGATAGACCTCTCTAAAATTGCTCTATATGAAGATAATGACTCTTCAGAACAAAAGGAAGAAAAAGAAGAACCTGTTCTCAAAATTGCTAAAAAGAAAAAGAGAGTAAATCTTGATTCTTCAGTTTAAATATAAATTGTATTTGGTTATTATTCATTAAACTGAATAACAACTTAATTTCGTACTTATTATCATTATTTATTATCATTTGCTTTTAACAAACTGTTAACGGCTGAAGTCAGCTTCGTTATCATCTTCTGTTGTTTACCGATCAACTGTTCTGCCTTATACAACCTCTCTTGCATTGTTTCCATCATGCTCGAACCACAAGAATCAGAATCATCAAATTCTATTTTGTTATCTGGTTTATGAGGTATAGTTGACAACTTTGAATCAAGATCATTACACCTTAAAACCAACGAGTTTACTTTTTCAATCAAATCTAACATCTGATCCCTAAATCTATTCTCAAAATTTTCATTATCATTATTACCTTCATTTTCACTTTGAGAAAGTTGTTTTACATTCTCTCTAAATGATTCCAAATCAGATGTCAATAGATTTACCTTTTCCAATAAACTGTTTAACAATTCAAATTCTTCATGTTTATGTTCAAGTGTTCCTTGATTCTGAGAATCTTTTAATGAATTTAATTCAACTCCTAATATATTTATCTTCTCAATCAAACTGGATATCAATTCAAGTTCTTCAGATTTCTGCTCTTTAGAACTTTTAGTTATAGCTTCTTTAATCATCTCTAAATCAGTTGCCAACAAATTGACTTTCTCCAATAATTCTAACATCTCTTGACGAAAACACTGCTCAAAATTACTATTTTGTTCAGATTGCTCTCGTAAGCAATCATCTTGTTTAATCTTCATACTATCAATATCGGTAGATATCAAATTCACTCTATTTAACAAACCAGAAAACAAGTCAATTTCTGTTTTTGTTGAAATCTTGAAATTTTCAAGCTCATTTGATAAAGAATCAACTCGTCCAACCAAATCCACAATCTCTTGTCGAAATGATTTTTCAAAAATCATTAGCATTTCAATCTTCTCATCATTCTCAAGTGTTTTGCCGTATCTTTCTCGTAGATTTTCAATATCATCACACTTCGTTATTAGAAAATTCACCTTATCAACCAAACTGACCATTTGCTCATGAAGAGGACTACTAACATCCTCTCCCTTCATTTCTAACTGAGGAATCAAACGAGAATTTTCAAGTTCATGACACCTTGATATCAATATATTTACCTTATCTACTAAATCACATATCTGATTATTAAACCGAGACTGAAATTCATTTATTATACTCTCGATTTCATTTGATTTTTGTCTTTCATTTTCAATCTTTGAATCAACCTCATTTATTACATTTGTGTACATTTCATTTACACGACCTTTACACTCCTCTGTCAACATTGGATTCAGTTCTTCTAACTTTAATCCAACATCGCTCAAAATTCGGTTATACATCTCATTCACATAATCTTTTAATCTTCCATTCATTTCAAAATCACTTTTAGAAACTTCATTCACACGAGAAACACATTCATCGGTTAAAGTGGTTCTCAAGTTATTTTCAAAATAATCCAAACTATTTTGTGTTAAACTATTTAACAATCGGTTTTCAATCAAATCTAATCTCTCCTGAATTGAGTTCAATTCAGATTTCTTTTCACCTCCAACAGATTCACTAACCGTAAAATCAGTCGATAACTTCTCACCTACTTGTTTCGCAAATTCCTCCATATTCACAAGTCGATTATTAACCTGTTGTATTCCCCTTGTATTCAAAGCAATAAACTGTTCATATCGCAATCCAATACTATCACCCTCTTTTACATATGATGCCCAATTAGGACAAAACAAATTTTCACATTCTTGTGCTATATAACCAGTATGAACTCGATTCGAAGTTCCATTTTTCATCTTAAATGACTTTGGTTTCAATTGCATGATAACGGACAAAGCATCACCTATCGGTTCAATGTCCTTCTTTTTATTAAAGTCTGAAGTCGCAACTGTACCATTTGAAGTATATAAAATATTAGTCCATATTTTCCCATAACGATAACTATCAGAAAACCCTATATTAAAAGTATCATGTGATTTTGGTATAAGATTTCCAGTGGCTGGAAAAAATCCTTCTGGTAAACTAGAGTTATGACCTCCTGATATTGAAAAGCTCATTTATTATAGATAAACATAATTTAAAACTATTTAAAGAGTTATTATTTGTCGAAAACAACAAACATTGAATTTTAAATTGGTATACCAATTTAAAATTAGACTACATTCGACTCGTACTAACAATAAGGAACTAAATAAGGACTATTATTTCTTATATTTTTGACTCAATTAAACTGGCTTTTATAAACTCTAATAGTTTTTGTTTATTTAAACTCGAGTATCGTTTCAATTTATTATTTCTGCATATTTCTATCAATTTGACTTTGCTCAAATTATCAAGATTAGATTCCTCCTTTGATTCAACATTATTTGTTTCTTCCTCCTTTGATTCATCAGATGATTCAATTCCGATATTTTTAATTAGAGATAATATAAGTTCAGGGGGAACACATTCTCCGATAACTTCTCTTATAAATTTATCACTACACCATTTGGGTATGTTCCAATCTGAAGGTAAACCGGTTAATATCATTAATTCATATATGGTTAAAGCTCGTGCATCACTATATAAACCGTTTCCTAATGGTCTGCCTGGGTGTACATTATTTTGGGATGATATACTACCGTTAGCCATGGTTATGGTTGGAGCTGGTTTATCCCAAGATATTCTTTTGTATGTTGTTTTATATCCATGTATTTTTCTCCCATCTTTCGACGGATAATGAACTGGATTATCAAAAGCACTTTTTCCAGATGGAGTATTACTCATCCACAATATGTGTTTATCATTATGTTCTTTTGCATAATGCCAACTATGGTAATCACTCTTTTGACCACTTTCGATAGATGGTAAATGACCAATTGCCTTTTCAACTGTAATTTCTTGATTTGTTTTACCAGGAAATACCCATTCTTTTGTTTCCGATTTATTTGTTAGTAAGATGATGGCTCTTTTCCTTGATTGTGGAATTCCATAGTCTGATGTATTCAATACATTACTATTGATATGATACTCGTTTCCAAGTTCAAGTTTAAATACATCAAGAACTAATTGCTGACGATTATTTATATTGCAAAACAGTTTTAAAAATTCCGGAACATTTTCAACCATAACATACTTTGGTTTTAGTACTTTTGTTATATTAATTATATGTAAAAACAGAATATCTCTATCGTCATTCTGAGATTGATTTCCAGCTTTAGAAAAACTTTGACAAGGAGGTGTTGCATAAATAAAATCAACTGATTTCTCTCTCGATTCTTTAAGTATACTGTTGTATATGACTTCATCTGATATATTTCCCTGTATCATGGTTGTATTAGGATAGAAATGTGTATACAATTTTGCCCTATTTGGTAGAAGTTCGTTAGCCACAACTATATCGATATAGGGACTCATATAAGTTTCACCTATTCCACAGCTTGAAAATAATGATAGACCTTTAAGATTGCTTCGCGATTTCATATTTATTTTATTGCTTATTTTTGATTTAAAATCATTTTTAAACCCACGGTCTTTAAACTGCAAACAATTAGCACTACTTGATTTTCCTGAACCTTTCCTTTGTAAACCAATTTGATTACACAACTGTAAATTTCCATTTTTGGTTATTGATACATCACCAATTAGTTTATGTAAGATATCGTTATAATTCAAAATAACAGGCTTAATTTCCTTTGTTTTTGTATAATAGGAATCGTTAAAAATAAACAGTGATGCTCTATCATTTTTATATTTACATAAACCATCACAATAAATGAGCTGTAAAATTAAACTCTTATGCAATTCCAAAAATGATATTATTTTCTCCTGTTGTATTTTTGATAATTGATTAATCCATACTCTCTTTTCAATACCAATTCCTAAAAACAATTTTAAACTGTCTTCAATATCATTTTCAAGTGTTATATTATGATGGTTCAAATATAGTTTAAGTATTTCCAAACTTATAATTTGCAGTTGTGTTCCTTTATTGCTCATTTTAACCGATATTCCAATCTCAATATCATTATATTTATAATATATATCAGATTTTCTCGTAGTTCTTTTTAAATGTATACTTTCAACCTTATTTTGATCATGCTTATATAATCTTCCGTTTTTAATCGTTTCAATATCAAATCCAAACTGTTCTTTTATTTTATTCAGTAATAACAATTTATTCTCAATACTATCGTTATAATAATCAACAATAATCTGTTCAAACATAAGTCCATTTACTCTTGCAATTTCACCGTACGACATTCTTTATTCTTTATTCGTAAATTCTATTCTTTCAATTTAAATTCGAATTACAAACATATAATTTATTTAGGATCAAAAGAACATTGATTTCAACTACTTACAAATTTTAAATTGTTATGCAATTTAAAATTTATTACTATCTTACTTACTTATCGTACTCTTATTTTTTGAACTGCAAATACTTATCACTTCCGGCAGCATGTCGTAAAGTCGGCTTCAACTTTCTCTTCCAATCCCAACCACTCGCCTTCTCGCTCATCACATAAAAATCCCCATGATTCACATCATCGAAACGAATAGTATCTCCAATCCTTTTTCCACGATAAAACCATTGGTAGGCAAGAGGGATACTCACACCCAATCTCATTGCTACCACCCTCTTTCGTTCACTATCACCATGCCATCCAATACCGCATGTTTTGGCATCGAAATAGTAATTACCTTCACCTGCCAAGTTTCGAGCTTTCTCACCAATGTAAGTAGGAAGCATATGCCTTATATACCTCGTCAAAGGCACATTGTTATAAGCAATTATCCTTCCTTTCTTATTCTCATAATCAGGTTCCTGTTCAGTTTCATCGAAGCATAAATTATACCGTGCACTCTTTTCGACTACTCTACCGTACATAAATGCTTTTCTGTCTACATCCAAATTAGCTTGCTCTTGAAATATATAATCAGCATCAAAACCAACCTTTGAGAGAATATGTGTTATACCACCCCGAACGATCAAGACACTCGCATCTTCAACCTCAATTGAATCTGGATTATCCCAAGTCGAAAATAACCTTTCTTTCAGGTCAATATATTCACATCTACATCCTTCTTGTTCGAACATCTCCTTTGTCGATATTATCTCCTCATTCGTGAAGCCACAATCTGCAAATTTACCGATAATCTGCATACCTTTATGATTCTCAGCACAATCACCAAAGGTAATAGTAATAGCGGTCTTCCGCTTAGTCATAATCATACCTTCCGTAGGAATATTAGCCATAGTAACCTAATTTAAAGTCAGACTATGTCCAGTTTTCAATTTATTATAGTTTCGAGTTGTAATATCTTTCGATATTAGAACTTATTAATTAACATACTACCTTAGTCTTTAGTTGTCTCTTCTTTATGTATATCATCGATTAACCAATCAGCAAACATATCAACTTGTTTTTCTTCTCGTGTGTCCTTTAGAGAAGTGACGAGTTTACATTGCTGACTAGATTTCTCTTCTTTCACTCTCATCTCTTCTCGAGTCTCTACGAGAGAACATTCAAGCGATGTTATGAGTTTAGATTGTTCTTGAAGCTGATTTTGCATTGATAAAATGAAACTCTGTATTAAGTTCATTTGAGATTGTTGCTCTCTCATGATTTTTTGTTGTTGTTCCATTTGAGATTGTTGCTCTCTCATGATTTTTTGTTGTTGTTCCATTTGATTTTGCATCTTTTTTGAGCCATTTTTTTCACACAGCTTTCTAATTTGATTTCGAATTGTTTTAACGATACTACTTTCGTCAATTCTCTCATTAACAATTGGGAATGCGAATGTTGGGTAGCATAACCAGTCTAGATTCCAATCTATTTTATTGCCATCTGCTATTGAATCTTTAAGAACAATATTTATGACATCATTCATATTCAACAAAAGCAAAGGAGAATCCAATTCAAAAGTTGTTATTTTATCTTCTTTATAATTTGAATAACTCGAATGTGATTGTTGAATATCAATTTTTATAACGATATTTTTAAAGTATAAAACATATATTTTGAAAAGGCCTTCGTGATCTCGTTGATAACCTTTTAGTCCAAATAAAAAATAATGCTTCTTGTTTACAATTGAACGAACTGCAGAATTTGAAGTTATAGCAGGCTGACCATGTGGTCTTATTACACGGGAAGTTGTTTTGATTTCTTCTTTCAACTTCTCATATAGATTGTTTCGTCGCATAGTCATAGTCATACTTGTTTCAGTCATAGTAGCCATAATACCTAATCTATATTTGACTACCCTTTCGATTTCAATTTTTTTACTTGTAATATCTTTCAATATTAAAACTATATCATACTGTATTCCTAATTACATCTGAGTCGAAAAACATTCATTAGAGGCAACCTAAATCAATCCACATACTCACCTTATCCAGTTGACGATTCGAAAAGATCCATCCCATAAACTTCTCACCAGTTTCTTTGTAAGTCAGACTTATATTCCACTTTCCTCCCATTTTATTCAGAGTTGTGCTATTTTTCTTCGTATCACCAATAACCACAAATGCTTTTTCACTGTATTTTAATATACGAATAGGACCCTTATTTAGAATAGGATGAGGAGAACATGTTCGAAAACTACTCTTTCTCTCCTCTTTTTTTGATTCACTGCAAGTTATCTCGGAAGTTTTACTTTCAATGAATGGGTCATCAATAGACTCTGTACTTATTCCATTGCTTGTTTTTGAATCACTCAAATAATCATCACTTAGTAACATATCAACTTCCGCTTGAATATCGACCTGTGGTCGCCCTTTCGGGGTATCGACCTGTGGTCGCCCTTTCGGGGTATCGACCTGTGGTCGCCCTTTCGGGGTAATAAACTCAATTTGTTTTTGGAGAGAACTAATGAGTTCAGATTGAGATTGAAGTTGATTTTTCATCATGTTCATTTGATACTGTTGTTCTTTAATCATATTAAAGAGCCCATCGATTTCGTGAACCATCTTAGTCATAGTCATAGTTGAATTCATATTAGACATGTTATACCTAATTTATAATATAACTACCCTTGAAATTCAATTTTGTTTCCTATTGAATTTCAAGCTTAAAATCAAATGAAATAGAATAAATTATTAAACATGATACTAGGAATTGCTGGACCGAAAAACAGTGGTAAAGATACTTTTGCAGACCGTTTCAAACTATATGTACCTTGCATTACACGAGCTTTTGCTGAACCTGTAAAACGAACTTGTCAACAACTATTTCTCCTTTCAGAAAATCAGCTTTACGATAGAGATGAAAAGGAAAGAGTTGATGAGAGATGGGGATTGTCTCCTCGTCAGATGTTCCAACATCTTGGAACTAACTATGTAAGAAATCAAATTGACACCAACTTCTTTTTGAAACATTTTGAATTTTGGTACAAACAACAACCTCAAGGAACTAATATTATTATTCCAGATGTTCGGTTTCAAAATGAGGTCGATTTGATTCATCGTCTTGGAGGGAAGGTAGTATATATTTATCGACCTTTTTTATCTTCTGATGAACATGAATCAGAATTATCGGCGACTCAATTAAATCATATTGATTATCATATCGAAAACTGTGGAACTTTATTACAGTTTTATCGAGATATCGATGACTTTATCCAAAGATTTTAACTTGTAATACAATTTGTATTACAAATAATGAAACAATAATGTTCTCTTCCATTAGTTTCTTGTATAATTACTTATTGAGTTAAGCTCGATATCCGAAAGGGCGACCTCATGTCGATAATTCTATATTTATCAAGATGAGTTACCGTTTAAAATATCATTTTAAATTTCAACATCAGGAATCATTCATATCCCTATTTATTATAGCCCAGTTTTTAGTAAAATTGAAAATCAATATTATTTTGACCTAAAATAAGGTTATGTCTAATTCAGGAGATTTTAATATTATTATGACTAATAAGACTATTGAGAGAGCACTTGATATATTGAACAACGAGTCTAACATCAAGTGCGAAAGATTTGGAAAAGATATGATTTTGATAAGTTCAGTTGAATTTTTGCCTGCTTTGATGTTGAGGAATGCGAAGAATGATGTTCAAGATAAACTTCTTAACTTCCTTTTGAATAAGTGCCCTGACTTGAGTAAGCTTATGAGCTTGCTGTCGACGGCAAATTCGTCTATATTCAACGAGACGAAGTCAGAAGAAAATAGAGAGGTAATTATAAAAGAAAGAGAGTCTGTATTTACTCGTATGATTCGTAACTTCAAAGACAAGAAGGTGATTGTTAAAGGTTTCATTCAATCTGGAAAAACGAACTTCATTATAACAGCTTCTGCTCTGTTCAATTTCGTCGGGGACAAAAATATCGTGATAATCACTCGAAACAGCACCGATGAACAAGCTCAGTTAAGAAATCGTATAGTTCACTTTAATAGTGAATTGAGAAAAGTGATTGATTCTAAGGAAGGTGACTTTTTCTCGAAATCCGAAAATATATTTGTTGAGATTGGGAATGCCTCACGAATTAGAACATTGATTAAGAAATTAAAAAGGAAGAAGAAGGATTATGTATTATTTATCGATGAGGTTGATTTCATGGATACATCCGATACGAAGACTGTAACTGAGTTGGTGAAACTAAAGGAGAATGCCTACTGTAATTTTGGGATATCAGCTACAATAATGGACTCTATATTAAAAACAGAGGAGACTGAGTTGATTGTGTTATCCAAGCCTGAAAACTATCGGGGAATTGAGTCTTTTATTACTAAGAATCTTTTGAATGCAAGTTCGGTATTAACAAAAACTATATCGGACCCAATAGTTGAAGACACTAATCTCGATGAATATCTACGGGAGTTTTCAGTGAAGAGCCCTTATTTTGTCCCTCTTTATTCTGATTATCATCCTATTGATACTTTGATACGAGTATCGAAAGCATTGGACCCTAACAGAAGATTGCTTTCTTATATTGCTACTCATTACCCATCAATCCCTTGTATGTTTTATTCTGGTAATGGGTCGATAGAGTTATATATCCCAAACATCACAACTCCAATCAAACTTTCAGATGGAAGAAGAAGTAAGATTGATAGATTGAAGACGAAGAATGAGTTAGAAGAACTTGATGGAGTTTACCACTTTTTCACTTCAACTTCACCTTCATGTGTTAAGGAGTGGCTATATGAGAATGGAGGAGTGACCGTTTATCCTCGTATCATCACTTTGGCTGGACAATTAGCATCTCGTTGTATTTCGTATGGTGCATCGAATTTCGAGAAATGCAAGGCTGAAAACAAGTTATGGTGGCATCTTACCGAGATGTATCTCAGTTCATCAGCATCGACAGACCAACCTGAGTTGATGCAAACAGCTGGGAGGTTATGTGTTGCAACACCAAGAGGAGATAATATTCCCTTAACTTTATATTCTACGAAGGAGGTTGAAGAAGACTTGATAAAAGCATATTGGATTCAAGAGGAGTTGATTGATAGGGCTAACACCGAGTACAGTATGGGTTCTGGACCTTTTTGGAAATTGATTCAAGACATCCCTATCTACAATAGTAAAATTCCATCGAAGAAAAGAAGTTTAACAAAGAAGATTGAATACGAGTTGAACAGAGTTCATACGAAGAATGATGGCGGTTACGATATCAAATGTTATAAGTTTGATAAAGTCGATGAGGAAGAGAAAAAGGAAGAGGTTGAAGTTGAGAAGAGAATCCAACTTAGAGACCTTGATTATATTGAGAAAACAAAAAGGAGAATCAGAGAAACTCTTCGAAAGGGAAATACAACCATCTCTATATTCCTTAATCAGATTGATATCAATACAACTTACAAGATGAATGAACTGCTTGATTTGTTGGAAAATTCAGGTTTCCAACAACCGAGAAGCTATATTGGTTCACTCACAACTGTAAAAACAGGAAATTCAAAATATGGTTATTTGTGTATCTTCGAGGATGTTGGAACTGGCAGTTGGCAGATATTTGATGATATTAAATCAGCTTGGAATTAAACTACTTGCATATATTAAGGTTAATTTGAATTTAATTTTTTTGAAATTTAAATTCTCAATAGATAAATGGATTACAAATCAGTATTGAATGAACTTGAAAATACTCGTTTTCCAACTTGTAAAACAAGGAAAAATATATCTTTTGGAGGTGTAAAAGCATTCGTTTTAGGTGATGTAAATTATAGAGGACAAAAGCTTTTAGGAGGTCGTACTAGAGGACCTTCAAGATATAATAGGAAATTCAAAGCATTATATGATACTTTGAATGAGTTTATGTCGAAGAGAAAACCTACATTTGAATATACGACTATACAGGTAAACAAGAATGTATATTGTAAACCACATGTTGATAAAAACAATGTTGGACCATCATATGTAATTGCATTGGGAGATTTTACTGGTGGAGAATTGGTCGTTGAAGGAGAGCAGTTCAATATAAAAAACAAACTGAAAAAGTTTGATGGTAGAAGAGCTCATTGGATTACCCCTTTTAAGGGTACTCGTTATTCATTAGTATTTTTCACTCATACTTTTAAGCCTCCGCATCCGTCTGTCCGTTCTATTCGTGTAACTAAGAAACATATATATAACAAGAAGGGAGAGATAATAAAGTCGTGGTAAACCAATTGAGA